ACGACAGCCCGCTCGCGCAGATCCTCGCGCGGGCCGAGGAGCTGGCGTGACCGTAGGCAGCCAGCGCCCCACCTACAGCTGGTGCGCCAGCTATGACCGCACCGAGGGCCCGCTGGCATCGGCGCTGGCCGACGCATACGGCCTGCCGCCGCACCCATGGCAGCGCCTCATACTCGACGACTGGCTGGCGCTCGACGACGGGGGCCGCCTGCTCAACAGCCTGTGCGTGCTCCCAGTGCCCCGCCAGAACGGCAAGACGGGCGTCTGCGACCCGCGCGAGACGTGGGGGCTGGTGCACCGAGGCGAGCAGATCCTGCACACGGCGCAGGAGTACCAGACGGCCAAGAAGGCCTTCGACCGCCTGCGCGAGAAGTTCGGCGACCGCGCCAACGACCCGATGGCGCGCTACCCCGAGCTGAACCGCCTCGTGCGCCGCTACACGACGAGCGCCAACCAGATGGTCCTCGACCTGAAGAACGGCGCCCACATCGAGTTCCGAACCCGCGGCTCCAACTCCGACATGGGCCGCGGCGGCACGTTCGACCTCGTCGTCATAGACGAGGCCCAGAGCTACACCGACGAGCAGGACGCGGCCCTGAGCCCGCTCAACTCGGCGGCCCCCAGCGGGAGCCCCCAGACCATCCTGATGGGCACCGTGCCAGACCCCATCAAGGCCTACAAGGGCGAGAAGTTCGCCTCGATACGGGCGGGCCTGCACGAGAGCCCCTACGACGGGGGCTGCATCCACGAGTGGGCGGCGCCCGAGCCCGGCGACCCGACCGACGTGGGCCGCTGGTACGAGTTCAACCCCTCGCTGGGATACCAGCTCCTCGAGGCGGCCCTGCTGAAGGACTCGAGGTCCATGAGCCCCGACACCTTCGCGCGGGAGCACCTCGGCTGGTGGCCCGAGGCCATAGCGACCTCGGCGCCAATCCTCGAGCGCGACTGGAACCGCTGCCGCATCGAGAACCCCTCGCGCGAGGGCCTCGTCTGCTACGCGGTCAAGTTCAGCCCCGACGGCAGCGTGGGCACGCTCGCGGCCTGCCACAGGCCCGAGGGCGGCGCCCCGTTCGTCTACGTGGTGGACTCGCGCTCGCTGGCGCACGGCATCGGATGGTTCGTCGAGACGCTGGTCCGCGTCGCCCCGAAGGCCGCCCTGATCACAATCGACGGCCAGAGCAACGCGCAGACGCTGACCGAGCGCCTGCTCGCCGAGCGCGTGCCCAAGAACGAGCTGGTCAGGCCCCGCGCGCAGGACGTGGCGGCGGCCTGCTCCGCGCTCGCCAACGCGGTCAAGGAGCTGGCCGTCACGCACTACGGCCAGCCCGCCCTCGACAGCAGCGCGACGCGCAGCCGCAGGCGCGCCCTCGGGACGGGCGGCGGCTGGGGCTTCCAGTCCACCGACGACGCCGACGCGACCCTCGTCGAGGCCTGCGCGCTGGCCTACCACGCTGCGATGACTACCAAGAGGAACCCCGACAGGAAGGCGGTGGTCTGGTGACCGAGCAGACTCCTGCAAGCTATCCCGACGGACGGGGCGGGCGCAAGGTCAACGACCTGCCCCAGCCCGACACGTGGCGCGACATGCCGCTCGTGCCCCCGGCCCCCGACCTGCCCCCGACGCTCCCCGAGAAGTGGGCCTACGAGCTGCGCGACCTCTACGGCGTCTGGTACGGCAACCTCACGCGCAACAAGACCCGCTTCGCCTACTACGACGGGCGCAACCGCCTGAAGGACTTCGGCATCAGCACGCCCCCCGAGCTGCTGGACGTCGAGACGGTCGTGGGGTGGCCCAACAAGGCGGTCATGGCGCTGGCGACGCGCAGCCGCCTCGACGGCTTCACGGCCGGCAGCGAGGAGCTGCAGGCCCGCCTCGACGGCATGGCGCGACGCAGCAACCTCCACGTCAAGTACCGCCAGACGGTCGAGGCCGAGGGCGTCTACGGCTGCTCCTTCGCAACCGTGGGCATGACGCGCGACGGCGCCCGCATCGACATGCACGACGCCGAGCACGCGGCCGCCCGATGGGACGACGCCACGGGCCGCACGGCCTACGGCATGACGGTCTCGCTCGACTCGGCGGGGCTGACGGGCCTCACGCTCTACTCCGACGACGCCAACGTGTACGTCTGGCTGGACCCCGCCACGCTCGCGTGGCGCTGGGAGGCGGCGCCGCACTCCATGGGCCGCTCGCTCATGGAGGGCTTCGCGTACCGCCCGACGCAGCGCAAGCCCTACGGCCAGAGCCGCATCACGCGCGCCGTCATGAGCATCACCGACAGCGCCGTGAGGGTCGCGCTGGGCGGCGACATCAGCTACCAGTTCGCCGTGAGCCCCCAGAAGTTCCTGCTCGGCGCCGACCGCGACGCCCTGAAGGGCAAGACGAAGTGGGAGGCCTACATCGGCAACATCATGGGCGTCAGCTACAACGGCGTGGACGGGGTCATGCCCCAGTTCGGCCAGCTGCAGCAGGCGTCGATGCAGCAGACCGTGGACTACATGCGCCTGCTGGCCGCCCGCTTCAGCGGCGAGACGAACGTGCCCATCAGCCAGCTCGGGGTCATACACGACAACCCCAGCAGCGCCGAGGCGATCTACGCGGCCTCGGAGCCGCTCATCATCGAGTGCCAGGACCTCAACGACAACAGCCGCGAGACGCTGCGCGCGCTCGCCCAGATGTGCATGGCGGCCGAGCAGGGCGTGCCCCTCGCGGAGCTGCCCGACGAGTGGCGCGACTTCACGCCGAACTTCGCCAACCCCGCGATGCCGAGCATCGTGAGCACGGCCGACGCCGCGGTCAAGATAGCCGCTGCCGTGCCGGGCTTCGCGGGCACCGAGGCCTTCTGGAAGATGCTGGGCCTGCCCGAGGACACGCGCCGCGAGGTGCGCGCCGAGCTGACCGAGGCCACGGCAGACGCGATGCTTGCGCAGCTGTTCGGCACCGACCTGACCGCCGCGGCCGCCACCGAGGGGGCCGAGAATGGCTAGCCCCACGGTCTCGATGGAGGCGCTGCAGCGGCTCACCGAGGGCATCCACGGCATCGACGGCATGGCCCAGCGGCAGCTGGGGCAGGCGCTGGCGGGCATCGACCTCGCCGACCGCCGCGCCGTGGCGGCCGTGATGCGAGGCTTCGTGGAGTCGGGCGCCGCGGCCTCGTCGAGGCTGGCCGCCCAGTACTACCGCGGCATGAGCCTGCTGCAGACGGGCGCCGACGCCGACGTGGACGGGTCGTTCGCCTACGACCAGACGGCGGCCGACATAGCCCTCGCCGGCATGTACAACCAGGCGGGCGACGACGCCGACAAGCTGGCGCGGCTCGTGGGGGAGCGCATCAGCTACGAGATCAACCGCGCGGCCAAGGTCAGCGTCTGGCGCAACGGCCAGCGCGACTCGCGCGAGGTCCGCTACGCCCGCGTGCCCACGGGCCCCGAGACGTGCGCGTGGTGCCTCATGACCGCGGGCCTCGGCTTCTGGTTCATGACGGCCGAGGCGGCGAGCCACACGCACCGAGGCTGCGACTGCCAGATCGTGCCCGCCATCGGCGGCATCCACGACGTGCACATCAACGGCTACGACTCGACGGTCTACCGCGACATGTGGAGGGCGGCCAACAAGATGCGGGCCAACGGCGACATCCCGGGCGAGCTGGCCGAGCGCATCGACATGCAGAAGTCCGTCAAGGGCAAGGCGTACCGCCTCGACACCAACGGCACGCTGGCCGTCATGAGGTACCTGTACGACCTCAAGTGACCGCTGTGCAAACGCACAAACCCACCGAAAACAGGCCTCCGCACGGGGGCCTTTTTCATATGCAGACGCCCCGCACGGGGCAAGCCGACGCCCGCACGGGCAGAGGGGAGGCCGACATGGCCGAGAACGAGAACGTCCCGAACGAGCCGGGCAAGGAGCCGCAGGGCGCCGAGGTCGACTGGGAGGCCAAGTACAAGGAGCTGCAGGCGCAGTCCCGCAAGTGGGAGGAGCGCGCCAAGGCCAACAAGGAGAAGGCCGACCGCTGGGACGAGTACGAGCAGCAGGGCATGACCGAGGCCGAGAAGGTCGCCAAGCGCGCCGAGGCAGCCGAGGCCGAGCTGGCGCAGCTGAAGGCCGACGCCAAGCGCCGCGCCGACGCGCACGAGGTCGCCAAGAAGACCGGCGTGCCCGAGAACCTGCTGCTTCACTGCGCGGACCGCGAGGACATGGAGTCCTTCGCCGAGGAGTACGCGGGCGCCACGAAGCTGCCCGCCGCCCCGCCCGCGCCCGAGCGCCGCATCATCCGCGGCGGCGAGACCCCCGAGGCCGACACGGCGGAGCAGTTCGCCGAGATGGCCTCCAACTTCTTCAGACGCTAAGAGAAAGGGGCCACCATGCCTCTCGCTACCAACCCCATCGACACCAACCGCAACACCACCGGCCTGCAGCTCACCCCGCAGCAGTCCAGCGAGATCTGGGCCGCCACCATCGAGGAGTCCGCGGTCATGCGCCTCGCCCAGCGCGTGAACCTGCCCGGCAGCGGCATCACCATCCCCATCATCACCGGCGACCCCGTGGCCGACTTCGTGGCCGAGACGGCCGAGAAGCCCGTCAGCGAGTCCACCTTCGGCACCAAGGACATGACGCCCTACAAGATCGCGGTCATCGAGCTGTTCTCGAACGAGTTCCGCCGCGACTTCCAGGCGCTCTACCGTGAGCTGGTCCGCCGCCTGCCGTCTGCCATCGGCGCCAAGTTCGACGCCACCGTGTTCAACGGCACCGCCCCCGGCACCGGCTTCGACGTCCTGACCAACTCCACCGCCGTCGCCATCGGCGGCACCGGCACCTACGGCAAGCTGGTCACCGCATTCACCACCGTCGGCGCCGCCGGACGTCTCAACGGCTGGGCCGTCAGCCCGCAGGGCGAGGGCATCCTGCTCTCGGCGACCGACCAGGCTGGCCGTCCGCTGCTCATCGACTCCATCAACAACGACAACGCCGTGGGCCGTCTGCTCGGCGCCCAGGTCGTCGAGTCCGAGCGCGTCTACAAGGCCGGCACCCCCAACGTCGTGGGCTTCGCCGGCGACTGGACGCAGGCCCGCTACGGCATCGTCGACGGCATCAACCTCGCCATCAGCGAGGAGGCCACCATCAACACCGGCACCGAGCAGGTCAACCTGTGGCAGCGCAACATGTTCGCCGTCCGCGTCGAGGCCGAGGTCGGCTTCATCGTCAAGGACGCCGACGCGTTCGTGAAGCTCACCGACGCGACGGCCTAGCCATGAGGCTCGTCAACCCCTACACGGGCTGCGCCGTGGACGCGCAGGGGACCGCCATCGAGCGCCTCAAGGCCATGGGCTACAAGCCCGAGAAGGCCCCGTCCAAGCGCAAGCCCGCGCCAAAGAAGCCCAACACAACCGAATAGGAGGGAGGGCCCCATGGCCTACGCGACCATCGAGGACTACGAGTCCCGCTACGGCGCGGTCGAGGGCACCGAGGCACGCGCGCGCGTGACCACGAGGCTCGGCGACGCGGCGGTCTACATCGACTCGCGGGTGGAGGTGGACCCCGACGACGGGCACCAGGCCGAGGCGCTGAAGATCGTCTCGTGCGCAATGGTCAACCGCTCCATGGCGGCCGAGGAGTCCGACGCCGTCGGCGTCAGCAACGCCAGCTACACCATGGGGCCCTTCAGCCAGTCCGCGACGTTCAGCAACCCAAGCGGCGACCTGTACTTCACGGCCTCCGAAAAGGCCCTGCTCGGCATGAACGGCTCGCTCATCGAGAGCATCAGGCCCGTCGTGGGATGGTCGGGATGCTAGGGCGCCCGATGCCGTGGGCCCCGGTGCCGTGCAGCATCTGGCTCCCGACGTGGGGCCCGCGCGACCCCTACGGCAACCAGAACGCGACCTACGCCGAGGAGCCCAGCATCGTCACGACGTGCTGCTACGCGCCCGGCTTCTCCAAGCCCGACACCTACGACGACTACGACGAGGACCGCCCGCACGGGACCGAGACGCGCCTGACCTTCTACCTTCCCAAGACCCTCGACGCCGACCTGCGCGGGGCCCGCATCGCATGCCATCCGAGCGACGACGCGCGCCTCGCGGGGCGGCGCTTCGACGTGGTGGGCGACCCCCACAGCTTCCCGAGGGCCAACACGCCCGGCGACTACAGCTGGTGCGTCGAGGGGGTCGAGTCGCTTGGCTAGGAACCGCTTCGAGCCCAGCTGGCACGGCTACCGCAACGTCATGAACAGCCACAACGAGGTCATGACGGCCTGCCAGATGAAGGGCGAGGCCATCGCGGCCAGCGCCGCGACCCAGACGGGCGCCGACTACTCGGTGGACTCCCGCCTCGGCATGAACCGCGTGCACACGCGCGTCTCGACGGTCGGGGCCAAGGAGTACTACCGCGAGCGCCACTACCACGCCCTCTCGATAGCGCTGGGGGCCATGGGAGGCATCCCGAGGCCCAAGGGCTACGGGGGCAGTGCGACCAAGCGCAAGTTCACCGCCACGCGCGGCGGCAGCCGGCGCAGAGGGAGGAGGTAGCGCATGAGCGCGCTCCACGACACCACGGACATGGTCGTGCAGATCCTCGCCGAGGGACTCGACGGCATCCCCGTATCCACGGAGCTGCCCTACGAGGCGAGCATGCCCCAGGGCAGCCCGCAGCGGTACGTGACCGTGACCCTCGAGGGCGACCAGTCGACCGAGTTCCTGCTCCAGCCGACCTACTCGCTCACGTGCTGGGGCCGCACCGACCGCGAGGCCAAGGGCATCGCGCTCGACGCCATCGACGCGCTGCGCGACGCCTCGTGCACGCACCCCTACCTCAGCGCCTGCAGGCTCCAGTCCCTGTCGCGCGACGGCTGGGGGAAGGCGGCCCCCCGCTACCTGGCCATGGTCGAGCTAACCATCAACACCTACTAAAAGGAGGCAGCATGGCTGCTAACAACAAGGCAAACGTCTCGACCACGCGCGGCGTGGTCGGCGGCTACTTCTTCTCGGCCCCCATCGGGACGACCGACATCCCCACCGCGGCCAACTACTCGACCTGGACGCCCGGCGATGACTGGGAGAACCAGGGCTACGTCCCCGAGGACGGCTTCACCGAGTCGGTCAGCAACGACGGCGGCGAGGAGCTGCGCGACATCAACCTCGACGTGGTCGACAGCACCGACGGCTCCTACACCGAGACGCTGAACATCGGCTTCATGGAGATCGCAAAGAACCCGCTGGCGACCCAGTACGGCCACAGCAACGTGACCGATGCGAGCGGCAACATCACCGTGAAGCACAAGTGGTCCGACGCATCCGAGAACCGCATGTACGCGCTCCTGCTCCTGCTCAAGGGCAACCGCCGCTGGGTGAAGTTCATCCCGAGCGGCAAGGTCACCGAGCTGGACGACCTCACCGGCAACAAGACCACCGTGGCCACGCGCAACGTGACCATCACGTACAACACCGACACCGACGGCGTCGGCTGCTACGACTACATCCAGTCCACCGAGACGCACGCCTAGGCAGGCGCACGCCACGCACCGCGCCCCCGGCCACCATCGGCTGGGGGCGCTTCACTTCCGTCAAGAGATAGGGGAGCAGGCACATGAGGACCATCGAGTTCCAAGGCATCGAGGTCGAGTACGACGACCGCTGCGCGCGCAGCTGGAAGTGGCAGAAGGCCATCGCGTCGGGCGACGAGTCCCGCGCGATCAGGGCGGTCGAGCAGCTGCTGTGCGGCCGCGACGAGGAGTACGCCGACGCGCTGTGCGGCAACGACGACCCCGACGCCCCCGACACCTCGGCGCAGACCATGCAGGACCTCATCGCAGCCTGCGTCAACGACCTGAACGACGCAAAAAACTAGCGTTCCTCGCGCTCGCGCTCAGCCAGTGCCACGACGAGCTGGTGGCCGACTTCCAGCAGACCTACGGCATGGACGTGTGGGACGAGCTGGACCGGATCGCCGAGAGCGACGAGCCGCCGACGCGCATGGCCGCGCTCGCCCGCCAGCTGCTGCCCGGCAGCCGCACGAAGGCCGCGCTGTTCCCCGCGGGGGCCCACAGCACCGAGGCCCTCCTGCTGCGCCAGATGGAGCTCAACCAGCGGGCGTGGGCATGGGCGCACACCAAGGACGGCGAGCGCGGCGAGAACGAGCCCGAGCCGATATGGCTCGCCGGCGAGGAGCGGGAGCACGAGCTCCGCATCGAGCGCGAGGAGAGCAAGGCGCTCACGGTCGCTGACGCCCTCGGAATCACATAGGGAGGTGGGGCACCTTGGCTGAGGTGGGCACCTACTACATCACCATCATGCCCGACATGAGCAAGTTCACCGGCGGCGTCAACAAGGCGCTGTCGGGGGCCGGCGCGACGGGCGGCAAGCAGTACAGCAGGTCGTTCAGCGACGTCCTGAAGGGCAGCGCCCTCGGCACGGCCCTCGGCAACCTCGCCGCGAGCGCGGGCCGCTCCATCGTGGGCGGACTGCAGACGGGCATCGGGCGCCTCGACACGATCAAGAACTTCCCGAAGGTCATGACGGCGCTGGGATTCAGCGCAAGTGACGCGTCGGACTCCATCGCGCTCATCATGAAGCGCCTCGACGGCCTGCCCACGGCCACGCAGGACGTGGTCACCCTCACGCAGGCCATCGCCGACTCGACGGGCGACCTCGACCTCGCCACGAAGGCCGCGCTCGGCTTCAAC